CCAGGCAGGCAGTTCAAAACCAATACGCCCGCGAATAAAAGCAATATGATCTGCATCTTCCGGCCACCACACTTCGCTGGTGGCAGCTTTGATCAGGAAAACATAGCGACCGCCTTTATCACGCATGGCACTGGCATGCTTCATGATGTAACGCATGCCGGTGATGTATTGCCCCTCATGCTGACTGGCGCGGCTGTATGGGGGATTACCAAAGGCAGCACCTTTAAGCTCCGCAAGACGTTCTGACCAGTCATGTGCCAGCGCGTTGTCTTCCGCCGTGTAATACGCGGCACATTTGGCGTTATCACCGTCAGTGAACAGATCCAGAACAAACGGACCAAACAGGGTGTTAATTCCCCAGAAAATGTTATCCGGCGTGCGCCACTGATCGCCCACTTCCTTCAGTTCATGGGCTGGTTTGTTCCGCAGTTCCACCAACGCCTGGCAATATTTATTACTCATTAAGCCCCCACGTAATTCCCTGACAGATACCACTCTTCACCTGATGCAGCCCGCTTATTGCTTTTCCGTAAACACCGTTCACGACGCGCCAGAAAATTATTTCGTTCTGGCTGGGAGTGGCTTTCACGGAATGCCGCCATCCACACCGTTGCAGCACGACGGTATAAGCCCCTGGACTCCAGTTCTTCCGCCTGGCGGGTCAGGCACAAAATCACCCGCGGGTCGTTAGTGCCGACATAGAAATTGCGCACAGGTCTGGTTTCACGAACTGGTTGTGGTTCCGGCTCCTGCGCTCTCTCATTCAGGCGTGGGAAATGTCTGCGTGTATCTCCTTCACAACGGTGAGCCACACGCCCACTCTGACGTAACTTGCTTGCTGACTGCAGAACGCGCTGCCGTGAGTAACCTGCAAAAGCATCCGCAATGTCTCCGGAAGTACACCCCGGATGGGCTTCAATGAATTTCTGAACTTCATTCAAAAGACTCATGATCACCCCCTGAATCCTGCCGGGATCTGGCTGTAGTCCACGTTGTCGTAACTGGCTTTGAAGTACGGGTCCTCACGTCTGGCTGCAGATACCGCAGGAACTTCCCAGGATTCTTCGAAATGACGATCCGGACCAAAGAACGTGACAGCCTGTTTCACAAATTGTGTTCCGCTGTTACCCATCGCAGATACCCAGCCCGCATAGCGTTTCACACCTTCCAGCATGGTTTCGGGGTTTATCCCCTCATTCAAACGGGCTTTCCAGGCTTTGAAGGCTGCAGATTTTGAATTGCCACCAGCACGTTTGGGATATGCCAGCCATGCCTGCTCAAACTCCGGAGAGTATTCCGGTCGGTTTGAACGAACTCGCACAGACTCATCAGCAGATGCACCAACAGCTATTGGTTCATTGACTGGTTCTTTGACTGGTTCAAAAGAGTGACTGGTTCTGGGTGAATCTCCTGCACTACCCCCTGGTGCAACTCCTGCACTACCTGGTGAATTTGCTGCACCAGATAGTGAATTATTTGCACTACCCCCTAGTGAATCTCCTGCACCATCCAGATGAAGGAGATAGATATTACTTGAGTTACCTTTTTCACCTTTCCGGGTGACTTTTTTTACCAGCCCGGACTCACAAAGGGCCGCAATATGATTCATCACAGAACGTTTGCTAATCTCGCACTGGTCAGCAATATGCTGGTAGCTGGGCCAGCACTCACCCTGATCGCTGGCATTATCAGCCAGCTTGATCAGAACCAGTTTTCGCAATGGATTACCCACTCGAATTTTCATCGCTTTAACCATCAGCTCCATACTCATGCTGCACCTCCGAGATGCTTCATGTTTTTTCCGGAGCGAAAGGCTATAAGCGGCATACTGACGCGGTAATTACGGCCCAGCGGTTCACAAATCACCTTCTGACATTCACGGTCAACCAGGCTAACACGTAGAACATGCCCTGCAGGTGTGGTGTACCACTGACCCGGACGAGGACAACGGAAAGTCTGATTGGTAAACCGTTTGAAAATATTCCGGATCATTTGCGCCCCCTTACCTCTGAAGGGTTCAGCGACAAATTTATGAGGCAGGCCAGCGCCGAAGCATCATTAATATAGTCATACAAGCTAACAGCCAGCGGAGATTCGGCTTTTGCCAACATAGGATAAAGCTGCTGCAGCCAGACCTGATGAATTGATGAAATGTAGGAATAGAGAACGCTGGCGTTATGTGCAACGTCGCTCGGTACAGGGGGTTTTGAAAGCTGTTTCTCCATCTGGTTAAAGGCATTGATATATGCCTCTTTGAACTGGGCAGCACGTTTACCCGTGAAACCCATAGCAAGAAACGCAAAGCCGTCGCGGGTTATTTGATAGCAAGGTAGTTTGCGACCTGTGCAATCAGTGTAATCACTCACCGAAAAATTGCGGGCAGTGAATGATGCTGAGCATTCAAGCGTGCGGATCTTTTTCAGTACATCGTCATGACGTTTGGAGAAGAAGTTGGCAACAGCCAGGGATGAAGTAACAGCCTGACCATCAACGATGGCAATTTCAGGTTGAGTGAGGGTTGGGATCGTAGCCATGATGGCAGCCTCTTTGGTGATTTTTAATAACTCACCACCAAGGCTTTCCACGACCTTATTGGTGGTGAGACGTACAGGGGTGGAAATACCGGTCACCAAAGAACCCGGCCCAACCGAAGTTGGCCCTGCACGCCCCACCATAATTTGGGCGTAATGCTGCTCATGACACAAAAAAACCGCAAGAGCGCGGTTGTGCGCTTTGGTGAATTCCGGGTTTCCACGCCCGGCACCCGTTTTATAAGGTGCCTGAACAGTGTAACGTCCCGGAATGGCAGAATCAATGTGCTGGTGGTCCTTCACACTCAACAAAATCACGCCTGAATTTCCACAAAGGACTAAAGCACTCATGCGGGTAGTCTTTGCGAAGATAGATAACGCGCTGTGTTTCTGGCTCCCAACGAATAACATGGACATAAAGCCCTCTTCCGTCACGAAACCAGCGGTTAAGTTCCTGCACAACTCGCCCCCCACAGTCAGGTAAAGTTCTCTGTGGTTACTTACAGCCAGGTGATCTGGTAATCTGCATTCATGCCGTAACAACAGGTGTTCAGCGACACTGACCACCAGCTGTTGCGACAAACGGTTATTTGCCGTTAAACTGTTCATGCGTTAGTTTCTCCACAGACACAAAACGCCACGACGCCCGGAGCTGCACACTCGCGGGCGTCACTCTTTTCTGGAGCGCAGAAGATTTTGTAGACCAGTGCTGCATGCTCCTGGAGCTTCGAAATTGACAGATACAACTCATCATTAATTGCTGTCTGCTCGTGTGGCTCCACGACCCCATCTTCGATTGCCGAACGAATCTGCTTTGAGTAATTCCCGATCTGTTCGATGACTTCCAGCAGGCGCTGGTTTATATCGGCGTTCTCTACTTCCTCAATTTCAGGAAGCGATACGAACACCCCACCAGCAGACTGTGCGACAGCATCCGCAATGTAGTGAGTGCCAGCCGCGCGCTGTAAAACCATTGCCCATCCCAGCGGGAAAATCTGATCGCCATCTGCACGAAGGCGGTTGAATAAAGCGTTCTCTGTTACATCCAGCCAGTTAGCAGCTTCAGCGTAACCCCCAGGCAATGCCGCGATAGTTTTTCTGACAGCTTTCACGTACCACTCAGGTTGTTTTTCCACTTTCCAGTGATGCTTACCCACGGCTTACCTCCTGTTCCTGTGGTTTAAACCCATTCTGGTTTTGGCTAGATTGAAAACGTGCCGGATAAAGAATCTGCATTTCGCTGATTTCACCCTTAAAAAAATTGGCCAGACGTTCTGCAAGATCGATAGATGGAATTTGTTCCAGTCTTTCAATACGACTCAGCGTCGCTGGATTGACCTGAACGCCCGCAGCAACATGCTGCAAAGTAAATCCGTGCGCCTTACGCACATTCCGTAATGGTGATTGCATATAACCTCCACATATTGCGTGATGAGCATATTATTTCACGCAAATATTTTGCGCAAGTTGATTTGCTTAACGCGCAATAAAGAAATGTAATAAACGCATGAACATAGGAAATCGAGTCAGACAACTTCGCCAGGCGAAGAACATGAAAATCGCCGATCTCGCTGAAGCAATAGGAGTGGATGCGGCGAATATCTCGCGCCTCGAAACAGGTAAGCAGAAACAATTCACTGAACAAGCCCTGAGTAATATTGCCAGGAGCTTAGGTGTTGATATTGCTGATCTCTTTACCTCAGACCTCAAAAGTAATACTGTATGTAAAAACAGTATTAGTGAGGATGTTGCGCAGGTGAAGGATGTATTCCGTATTGAAATGCTGGATGTCAGTGCCAGTGCGGGAAATGGCCTTATCCAGGGCGGTGATGTCATTGATGTGATTCATGCCATTGAATACAGAACTGATAATGCTGTATCGATGTTTGGTGGACGACCAGCAAATCACATTAAAGTTATCAACGTTCGTGGGGACAGTATGTGTCCAACCATTGAGCCAGGAGATCTCATCTTCGTTGATATCAGTATCAATCAGTTTGATGGAGATGGTATATATGTATTTGGTTTTGATGATAAAATTTACGTCAAACGACTGCAAATGATACCTGATAAACTGCTGGTAATTTCTGATAATCAGATTTACCGCGAATGGGGAATTACCAGCGAAAACGAACACCGGTTTATGGTCTTTGGAAAGGTCTTAATCAGTCAGTCACAAACCCTTAAGCGACACAATTAACCCCCTACCTCAACATCAATTAGCCACCAGAAGGTGGCTTTTCATTACCCACCAAATTGCATATCTCGCAATAAAAACACTTGCATAATGCGCAACTTCATTTTATCTTTCTTTCCAGACCTACAAACAAGGTACTAACAAAATTTGGTTGTAACACGGCGTATGGCACATGCGTCGTTAGCGGTCTGGGGACGTTAAAGGGGACAATCCACTCCTTGCTCGGGCAAACAAACCAGGTAGCCGGAATGTGCAAGTCAATGATGATGCTGATAAGACGCCTAACCAGCGTGGCGATTCGGTTTGACGCCTGGGAAGAGACCAGGGTGCAACGATGAGGGCATTTATGGAGCCGCGACAAAGTGTGGTGCCATAACTGGCTAAGTGCTCTCAGCGTTGTGGTAATCCGCGAAATGGCGCGGCGGTAAGTATGGCGGGGTTATCCTTACCCCATTAGTGGCACCGGGTTGTCAGGTTGACCATACGCTTAAGTGACAACCCCACCACAACAGCCACTGCTTTGGCGGTACCAGTTTGTACACTTGCTTCCGGCTGGTACCGCTCTTTTTACAAAACAGAGAAGAGCATCACCGGACGACGGGCTCATAACCCAATCCACCCGGGCGGCTGCCACCGCAGGTGTTCTTCTCTGTTTTGTGGAGAAACCAACCGACCTTGCAGGGTCGATATGATGAGGAGCAGCAAAATGGCTAGCGAACGCAGTACTGATGTGCAGGCATTTATCGGGGAGCTGGACGGCGGCGTATTTGAAACCAAAATCGGCGCAGTTCTCAGTGAAGTCGCTTCCGGTGTGATGAACACGAAAACCAAAGGTAAGGTCTCGCTCAACCTGGAAATCGAACCGTTTGATGAGAACCGTGTGAAAATCAAACACAAACTCTCATATGTTCGCCCGACTAACCGCGGGAAAATTTCCGAAGAAGACACCACCGAAACGCCGATGTATGTCAATCGCGGTGGTCGCCTGACTATTCTGCAGGAAGACCAGGGACAATTACTGACTCTTGCCGGTGAACCTGACGGAAAACTCCGCGCAGCAGGTCATTAATATCGTTCTTAATTAACTGATTATTTATCTCATCACTGAATATCTTTATATAGTGAGGACTTATTATGTCTCAGAACTTAGACGCAACCGCAATTAATCAAATCCATGCCCTTATTTCTGCTCAGGGTGTTAATGAAATTATCAGTAAGATTGGTGCCGATGCTGTGGCATTGCCTGAGAATTTCCGCATTCATGATCTGGAAAAATTTAATTTAAATCGCTTCCGTTTCCGTGGTGCACTTTCCACTGCCAGCATCGATGACTTTACCCGTTATTCTAAAGATCTTGCAGATGAAGGCACCCGCTGCTTTATCGATGCCGATAATATGCGAGCCGTCAGTGTGCTTAACCTGGGTACTATTGATGAACCAGGTCACGCAGATAACACCGCCACTCTCAAACTGAAAAAGACAGCACCGTTCTCTGCCCTGTTGTCTGTTAACGGCGAGCGTAACTCCCAGAAGTCACTGGCAGAATGGATTGAAGACTGGGCCGACTACCTTGTGGGCTTTGATGCCAATGGTGACGCTATTCAGGCAACAAAAGCGGCTGCGGCAGTCCGTAAAATCACGATTGAAGCAAACCAGACCGCTGATTTTGAAGATAATGACTTCAGCGGCAAACGCTCCCTGATGGAGTCTGTCGAAGCGAAGACCAAAGACATTATGCCAGTGGCATTTGAATTTAAATGCGTTCCGTTTGAAGGTCTGAAAGAACGTCCGTTTAAATTACGCCTCAGCATTATCACTGGCGATCGTCCTGTACTGGTTCTGCGCATTATTCAGCTGGAAGCGATGCAGGAAGAAATGGCTAACGAATTTCGTGATCTGCTTGTTGAGAAATTCAAAGACAGCAAAGTAGAAACCTTTATTGGTACTTTCACCGCCTGATTTCATTACTGCAAATGCCCCTGCGGGGGCATTTATGGAAACGTAATTAACTCAATAATCACCGGATGGTGAGAGCTTCCTTTTAGCAGAATTCAGCGCGGTGCAGCGCATATAAAGTGGAGAACGAAATGTCATTTATTAAAACTTTTTCCGGGAAGCATTTTTATTATGACAAGATAAATAAAGACGACATCGTGATTAACGATATCGCAGTTTCCCTTTCAAATATCTGTCGCTTTGCAGGACATCTTTCACACTTCTACAGCGTCGCCCAGCATGCGGTGCTTTGCAGCCAGCTGGTACCGCAGGAATTTGCTTTTGAAGCGTTAATGCATGATGCAACAGAAGCATATTGCCAGGACATCCCCGCTCCACTGAAACGCCTTCTTCCTGACTATAAACGGATGGAAGAAAAAATAGATGCCGTAATCCGTGAGAAATACGGGTTACCCCCGGTTATGAGCACGCCTGTGAAATATGCCGATCTCATCATGCTGGCAACCGAACGCCGCGATCTCGGGCTTGATGATGGCTCTTTCTGGCCTGTACTGGAAGGCATCCCGGCAACAGAGATGTTCAACGTGATTCCACTGGCACCGGGCCATGCCTACGGGATGTTTATGGAACGTTTTAACGAGTTATCGGAGTTACGCAAATGCGCATGAATGTTTTCGAAATGGAAGGGTTTCTTCGCGGGAAATGTGTACCGCGAGATCTGAAAGTGAATGAAACAAATGCTGAGTACCTGGTACGTAAATTCGATGCGCTTGAAGCTAAATGTGCGGCACTGGAAAACAAAATAATACCAGTGTCAGCTGAACTGCCGCCAGCAAATGAAAGTGTTCTGTTATTTGATGCTAACGGAGAAGGCTGGCTAATTGGCTGGCGTTCTCTCTGGTACACCTGGGGACAAAAAGAAACCGGAGAATGGCAGTGGACATTTCAGGTCGGGGACCTTGAAAACGTCAATATCACTCACTGGGCAGTAATGCCGAAAGCACCGGAGAATAAGAAATGAGCGTGATAAAAACTCATACAGGAATTGTTATCACCCGAGACGGTCCGCAGGTAAAAAAACTGCACCAGACAAAGCGGATGTGGGTCGTCGGAAAAAACGAGTTTTACCACAAAGAAAACGGACGCCGCCACTTTGCAGAAAATACTCGCCGCCGACTGCTGATCGATACCATCAAGCCTATCGAGGTGAAGCATGTTTAAACAGAACGAAAAATCTATCGCTCAAATTGCTGAGTATATCCCGCGTGCGTGCCGGGGTATGCAGTTGCAGGAAGCCAAAGCACGCCTGGAGAAAAAAATTGCGCTCTATATCGATGACGGCTGTGATGCTGCCGTTCTTAACGCGGCGTTCGCGCCAGCTCTTAACAGTCATACGCGAGAGTCTTTTTTTTCGTGCATCGCAGCGCAGATCCGTAAAGGAGGCAACCAGTGAGCGAGATTGACTATCAGGCACTGCGTGAGATAGCAAAACAGGCAACACAAAGCGAATGGGTCGCATTTATTTCGCCGGGTACTGGTACATATGCGGTGCATACACCTGGTGATAAACGATGTGAAGACGTTATCAAATGGCCTGGCTTTGACGGACAGAAAAATGCAGAGAACAACGCACGTTATATCGCAGCTTTCAACCCTGAAGTAGTGCAGGCGCTACTGGACGAGCTGGAAGGCAAAGACAAACTGATTGCCGAGCTTGGAAAACAATGCGCCGAATGGGAGCGAAAGGCATTAAGCAACTTTGAAGAGTGTGCTGCGATGGCTGAACGTATCGAAGAGTTGGAGAAGACCACCACAGGGCAGGACGCCAATATAAACAGCCAACAGGAACGCGTGGCTCAATCAGCTAATAGGCACGTATATCACTACAACGCAGTGAGCAATGTTAGCGGCATTACCATGTCCGGGATTGCGCAGTCACCTTTCAGAATCAAATCGCAATCCGACCTTGAAGAGTTTAAAAGCGCACTTAGCAAGGTTTGTGGTTTCCATGCAACAGCAGTCACGTCTCTTTCATATCTTGGGCGTGAGGAAGAAGAATAAAGCGATGAAAAACCGTAAGGCAAAAATTCTGTTAGCTCGCAGAAACGGTGTTGGGGTCTGGCGATGGTTGAGGATTAGTAACAGACGAGTGAGATTGACGGGGTGTTGCGGGGTGATGGGGCACAGTTGTTGCAAAAAGCCCAGCGCGGCGCAAAACCGCTGGAAAAACCACTTGCGCACTAAAGGAGAGTGAGGTGAACGGACAAATATCAATTGTTCGACCAGGAGCATGTGACGATAGCGAGATACGACTGATTATTCGTCTGGCGATGGGGAAAACAATAACTGCTCTCATTACTCCAGAAAATCTCGCATTAGCATTAACAGGAAAGTCAGACCTGCCAGTAGAGCTAAAACTGCGAAATGTTGAGATTAAGGTGAAATAGCATGAATTCTATTACCAAAGAACGTATCGAATTATTCATTAAAAATCCGCTTGAAAACGGGCTTACCCGTGGCGAACAAATGGAACTGGCACGAATTGCACTGGCATCACTGGCAGCAGTATCGGATGAACGAGCAGCCTATGAATTATTTATGGAGAAGCGTTTCGGGGAATCTGTAGATCGCCGCAGGGCGAAAAATGGCGATAGAGAATACATGGCATGGGATATGGCGCTTGGCTGGATTATCTGGTGTCACCGCGCCGCCATGCTTCAGGGAGGCCAACCTGTAAACCAAACTTACAACTTGCCAGAATTAATCGAAGGCATGGAAGTTTCCATTGATGTAAGCACTTGTGATGCTGATTTAGGTAATCGCTATTTCGGCACCGTCACCGAGGCGTTAGAACTTGATACTGCCAAGAATGGGTACATCCTCCTGGTTCAGGACGCAGAGCCAAACTTCGATGTAAATGGCAACTCTCCGGTAACTCCGGATAGTTGGATAAGCTGTAGTGAGCGAATGCCGGATGACGGGCAGTGGTGCGTAGTGAACACAGAATACGGGTATTACGTGCAATGCTGGTCTGAAGGTCAAGGATGGCTTGGTGATGATATCAGCATCCCTGAATGCGATGTAATCAATTGGATGCCGCTACCGGAACCGCCGCAGGAGGTGAAGTGATGAACAACTTAATGATCGACCTTGAGACGATGGGGAAAAATAAGGATGCACCGATCGTTTCCATTGGCGCGGTGTTCTTCACTCCAGAAACCGGAGACATCGAACAAGAATTCTATGCGGTTGTCAGCCTGGACAGTGCTATGAAGCAAGGAGCTACACCTGACGGCGATACCATCCTGTGGTGGTTGAAACAAAGCCCTGAAGCGCGAGCTGCAATCTGTATTGATGATACTTTGTCGATCAGCGATGCTCTCTCAGAACTAAACCATTTCATTAACCGGCACGCAGACAATACGAAATATTTAAAAGTCTGGGGTAACGGGGCCACCTTCGACAACGTAATTTTACGTGGAGCTTATGAGCGAGCAGGACAAATCTGCCCGTGGGCGTACTGGAATGACCACGATGTACGCACGATCGTTACGCTTGGGCGTTCCATCGGATTCGACCCCAAAATGGACATGCCTTTCGATGGCGAACGGCACAACGCCCTGGCTGATGCCCGTCATCAGGCAAAATATGTTTCCGCTATCTGGCAGAAATTAATTCCTGCCACCAGCACAGAATTATGATTTTCCCGGGTGCAGCCGGTTTTGATGGAGAAAATTATGAACACCTTGTTTTTACTGATGGCTGAATTCAATACCCCAAACATTGAACTCTCAGCAGTTAGCCAAAAGTACTTTGGCATGAGTCCAGCCACGGCAGAAGCAAAAGCAAACGCTTGTAAGTTGCCCGTTCCAACATATCGCATCGGCACATCACAAAAAGCAAAACGTTGCATCAATATTCAGGATCTTGCGGAATACATAGACAAAAGGCGAGAAGAAGGGCGTGCTGAGTGGGAAAGGGTCAGAACCCATAAACAAAGGCTCATTTAAATAGAATATGAATAAACCCATCCAAAGATGGGTTTATTCATAATGTTGAAGAGCAGCGAGTATCAGTTTTTTATGCCGTTTAACCATAGTTTTAGATATCTCAACTGCACATCGAACTTGTCTCATACAATGATCTGTAATGCGACCTTTTAGCACGTCACCATATTGGATGGCTATTTTCTCTTTAATAATTTCAAGATCGAAAGCAGCATGAGCCTCAATGCAATTAACAAATGAGTCCCATTTAAGAAAATCATGGTCCTCTCTATTAATTTCGACCTGACAAGCCATAAGATCATTGTTTCTCTTAATAAATTCATTTATATCTGAATTTATTAGAAGAACTAAAAGAGGTTCACAGCAAACAACCACCATATATTTTACTTTAGGTGGGGTCGTAAAATCACAATGAAGATACAATACATCACCGGGTGATATACCTCTTTCACGACTAAAATTAGCCTTAAAATCAGGAGGGAAACAATCACCCAGCATAAGTATCAATATCCGTTCTTCAGATAATCCAGTATTAATTTGCTATTTTTTAGCTGTGCAACTATCGATTCCAAAGACATCTCACCATTGTGATCTGCCTGTTCCCATGCCGCGTCATGGCTCATGGTTCTGATAGCTTCAAAGGACATGTTTCCAAGCATCGCGATAGACTTATCAATACACTCTAAATCTGAGTCACTAAAAAAGTCTTCATCAGCTTCACGGCTCGGCACAATCGTCATACCTGATACAGAAAATGCTTTTCGCACAGAATCGACATCACAACCATTAGGAATGTAACGTCCATCTCCACGAGCAATTTTTATAATATCGTATGTGTTGCTTGCTACAGGCCCATCCTTCATAGCGTTATAGTGATCGCCCGTTATGAGGCGTCCAAAACTTTCAAGGTGAAACCTGTCAGCATAATAAAGAATTTTTCCGACATGATAGATATCTGGGATCGGTGCTTTAGAGGCGACGTACAGAATGGCCTCTAAAGCCTTTTCTGAATCAAACCTTACATTTAGCAT